AATCAAAGTATCATCCAACTCAAACCGATTTGAAAACCAGACGGACTTGGTTGAGTTTTCCGGGAATCCTGTAAACCTGTGATTTTTGATTTCCCAGCCGACCACGCACTTTTTTAGAAAATGTGGGAAAATTATATTGCTGAACTTGTCCGTCCTTAAAGTCGATTTAAAACGATTATGGAAAACTATATCCTCAGAGATACCACGGCTGTACAGATAACCCAGGACATTAGATCGTTGATCGTCAATATCCCAGAGCTCCAAATACTGTTTCATGAAATCAAGATCTTGAGCCGTTGATCTTTTAGATACTCTGACAAAATGATTAGGGTTAACCTTCGGCCGATTTTTCCAACCCAGCCATTTTCGCAACTCAACCCGAACCTTGCCCAGACTAAAATTATACTCGGCTTGTACAAAATCAATAATAGTGCCGCTGTCTACAACAGATTTAGGACCCCGCTTGAAATAAATATAATACCCCTTCTCCCCAACTGAAACGACAATCTGTTCCTGATCGCGTCTCATAACTGACGATTTTTTAGTCGTCTTTTTGAGATCAACACAAAAACCCCTTGAAGCTGCAAATTCACAGAGATCAATTTTTGTCTTAAAGAGTTCAAGCTCCTTTTTTTCGTCGTCCATAATAATATAAAAAACATATTTATATAAGAAAAATAAAAATGTAATAATATAAAAATATAAATATAGACAAACTTAAAATGCATTGATAAGGATCAATTACAGCAATAAAATAAATTGTAATATAAAAAACATAATATTTAACTTTATATAAAACTATTAATATATAAAAATGAGGTGAATATGAAAATCGCTGTTTACAACTTTAAGGGCGGCCAGGGCAAGACCGTTATTAGTTTAAATTTAGCGCTAACATTGGGTTATGGAGTAGTCACAAACGACGTTGTTGCGCCGATACAAAAGATACTCGCAACAGAGGATTTTGTAAAATTGGATAGGGATAGTGTTTTCCCTCAATTCCCTGCGGATCTTGATCTTATCTTCGACCTGGGCGGGTATATTGACGATCGTGGAGTCAGCGCATTGCACCAGGCCGACTGGGTTCTTGTTCCAGTTTTAAACGAAATGGTTGATATCCAGGTTGCAATCAACTCTATTAATGAGTTTAAAAAGCACAACAAAAACATTGTTGTGTTAGCAAACAAGCTTGTAAAAGGCGATTTTGAAGAGATAAAAGAGGTAGTTGACAACTTTTTTGATCTGCCGGTCTTGCCCATCAAAAAATCAAAAGCTTTACCGAATATCTTTGTCGATAAAAAATCTGTCAGGGATATGGTCGCGGAGGGCGGACTTAAGCGCTATCATTATGAAGAGGTATCCAAACAATTTGACGATCTAATCAGCTTTATCACAACAAAAAATTAAGGTAAACATGGTAGAAAAAAAGAAAAGCTTGGGTGATTACAGTCTCGACAATCCTGAAAATGGATTATTAAAAGTTAAAGGCAAGGCAGGCAGGAAGGACCGCAAAGAGCGGGGTGTTGAATACGTCTCGATAGCTCCCCAAATCAAAGCGAGCACAAAAAAGCTATTGGCTCAAGCCTTGGCCGGTGATTTTTACGGCAAAACCCAAAATCAGATTGTAGACGAAGCGATCGTCTACTATATCGAAAACTATGCAAACAATTAAACTCTCCAAAGATCAAAAAGAGCTCATAGCCAATAGACTGATAACGAACAACTGGAAAGACCTGCTTGAATCTGGTTTCACCCAGGGCGCTATCAGTGAATTCTTTAGCCCTGACAGCCTCAACTGGACATTAATAGAGGACTATTACAACGGGGATTACACTGAAGTGATCCCCCAGGTCAAAACTGCCCTTAAAACCAAAATCAAACTCTTAAGATCTGATTATCTCAAAGCGATCAAAACGCTTAAGAAAGAATATATCAATAGGTAAATCATGGACATGGAATTTTTGGAAAGTGTAATAAGTTTATCAAAAGAGATCGTAAACTTAAGGAATGACACTAAAAAACTTGAATCAAAATATGAACAGTCGTTTAAAAACATAAATATCAGAAAAGGTTTGAGATTATCAATTGAGGCTGTTGAAAAGGCAATTGAGTATGATTTACAAGAAAATGCCGAGGATGAAAAAATACTCCTGAAAAAGCTTTATGAATTGATAAACCCAACAAAACAGACCACCTACCAATATGCAGTATCCAAATTAACTTTTAAAGATAAGCTGTTTCTTGTTATTGAAAAATAATTTCAAGAGAACGGCACAATAAGTGTTTACAGCATAGAAGAAGAGTTAAAGGAAGCAGAGGAAAGACATAACCAATCACTGATTGATGATCTCGGTTGTATGGTTACAAAACGTGAAATTAAACATGACATCCGCGATCTTAGAAAACAGTTATTGCGGGATTTAGATATGCTGTTACGTATAAACGACATCTAACAAGCGTTTTATAATTTTTATTATACACACAAACCTGATTTTTTTCAATCGTGACCGGTCTTTTTCGCTTGACAAAATGACCGGTCACGATTATTTTCAATATAATTTATAAATTCACTGTTGATCAACATCGGAATCGGAAAAAGTTTCATGGCTGAAAATAATCAATCAAAACCAAAAACAAATACTGAAAGAAAAGCTCTTGAGCGTGAGCGTAAAAAAGCCCTTGGATATATTCGTCGTGATGTGTGGGCGCATCCCGACGACTGGCCTACGCTTAGAGTGTTGGAAAAAAAATTACAAAAAAAGAGAGAGAAAACAAAAAAGTAGTTGACAACGTGACCGGTCACGTTTAATATTAAATCATACATTAACACAAAACCTCAACCGGAGATAAAAATGGATTACAAAATGATCAGAGGCCCGATAGCAGAAGCAAGATGCAAAAATAAAAGTACTTATGGCAGTCCTCTTTATTGCGACTGTGGATGCCAGACACCCCGCGAAGATGACCCAAAATATAATATTGAAGGGGTTACAGTTGGAGAAAAATATGAAGAAGGCTATGCGGATTATCGATTGATGAGAGATGGCAAGTGTGTTGGTAGTGTAAACACACAATATAGTGCAATCTTTTTAGATGGTAATGAATATCTTGGAGTAAAACCGGTATCCCCTTTGATGGTATTTGTTGAGCAAGCTTTAAAATCAAACCAAAAATCAAAAAATGAAAACTCTGGAAGTACGCTTGCAGAAACATATGCTCAAGAAAAGATGTTAGAAAAAGCTGAACTTACTGAACAAGATAGGCTTAATGAAGATCATCCTGGTTATTGCCCCAAATGCCATACTTACTGCTATGGAGATTGTGAGGCTTAATAAAACCGCACACAGCCGGGCAAATCCCGGCCAAACGTTCCCCGTTTTACGGGGTTTTTCAAATTCAATTTTTAAACTCAAACAAAAGGAACAAAATGGCACATAAAAACAAAATCGACACAAAAGAAATTAAGGAAATTTACGACAGACTGCAAGAACGGGAGCATATTCCGCACAATCCAGTCGTCGTTTACTACCCTGAAAACGACGAAATCGCGCTCGAATCCGATCTTTATGATTATGAAGAGGGGATGATTAGATGTTCAGAAGATGCGTTTTTAGATTATCTTTATGAAGCTGAGGGCTCTTTAGATAACGATGAAGAGGTTGAGCAGTTAGTAAAAGATTTGTTCCTCTCTCAATCCGGAGAACTCTAGCCAAACCAGCCGGAGCAATCCGGCTTAACGAAGAGATAAGAATGAAGTTAATTAAACGGATGATGCGTAAGCCCAGGTTAAAAGTGGTTGGAGATTCAAGGAAAGGGCTAGGCTACGGCTTGGATGTTATGGAGGGCAAGGTTTATGTTTCCATAGACGGCTACGAGATACATTTTGATAGCAGCGAAGATATAGAAAGCTTGATAAAAAATATCAATGATATGCAAATTACGTATTCCGCAAGACTACGATGAAAACATTTTACGAATTAACGCGCGGCTGGCAGTGGCGGCGGATTAAAGCAACCCTGGGCAAAAAATTTGAGGGAATCAACCAGGTGGTTGACCAGGCCAGGGAGCGGGGCGAAGATCCCCGCGACGTCATGCAGGATCTTTGTTTTTTAACGAACCCCTATTTCGGGATTTACAAGCCCAAACAGAAATAATTGTGTTTATAAGAGCTGTTATAACTACAATCAAAACTATAAAGGACAAATGGCTGAAAAAAGAATAAAATTACGCCTACATGCAAAAATGGACATGGTGCGCTTATTAGGAGTGAAGAGATTGAGCCTGCAAGTAAAGATAATATAGAAGGATACTTTATATATAGTTTTAGCCGTCCTATAGATAAGGAATCCGTTAATATTCACAGTTTTGGTTTTGTGGCATCAATTTACTCATGTCCTATTTGTGGTTATATGGAATTTTATGATTTAGAAACTGAAGGTGTGCTATGAGCACCAAGTCTACTGATTCACCAAGGCCTACAAGAGTGAAAAGTCAGTCTTCTATTGTAATTAGATTCCATGAACGTGTGGTCAGACTAGAAGAAAAAGTTAGATCTTGCGCTACAAGAGAAGAGGTGAAGGATATTGTTTGGGATCGTATAAAGTGGATAATTGGGCTTATCGTAGGCAGCATAGGAATAATCCTGGCAGCAATAAAGTGGTTATAACTCTGTTTATAGAGCGAAATGAAAGAAGATGATATTTTTATTCAATTGCTTGAATATGGTGTTGAAGTTGGAATTGAAGGTACAAGCAGTGAGGAAATGATTTATTGGGCTAGGGAAAGAGGTCTAATTGTTGACTACAGAAAATTTGAAAAAGATTCAGAAGAATGGGTAAAGGGGATCAGGAAAGAAAGACTCTTGAACAGACTATTCGAAGAAAGCTTTATTCAAACAAGGATTCCTAGTCATGGGACTGGGCATGTCCGACATACATTAAGCGGCGAGTACAGATCTAGGTTGTTGGAGTATTACGAACTGCAGGAAGCAAGAAAGGCGTCAAAAGATGCAAATAGAAACTCGATGTTTGCAATAGGTATTGCCATCATCTCATTGATTGTATCAATTGGGGCATCTGTCATAAATATGTATAAACCTATGGATGTAAACCAAAACCAGATTAATCAGGTTGTTAGCGAATTTAAGTCATTAAAGAAATGCATGGTTAAAGTACATGAGGGCAACTAAACAAAACCGATAAATTAACTCTGTGTAAATAACGGATATTATACCAATAAAGTGAGATTAATATGTCAACGGAAATACTAAGTTTCATCGCTTCTATTGTAGGTTCGTTGGCTTGGCCAGCAGTCGTGTTGATTCTTTTGGGAGTTATTTTTAAAAATGAAATTAAGGAGCGCATTTCCAACATCGAAGGAATCGAATTCAAGTACAAAAATATAATTATAAAATTAGTTAATAAAACACTTGAGAAAAACGAACAAATATTACCGACCCCAAAAGGGCTGAGAGAGGTAAAGCCTCAATTAACAGGACCTCCAGAAAAAGAAGTAAGAAAAGTATGGAAAAGAGACATTGAACCGTTCCTGCAGTCACCAGAAAAAATACCACATCAGTACTCAGAATACTTTGATAATCTTTCCAACACCGGCAGTGCTATTATGAATGTAGGAATAGCCTATTCGGATGTTTCAAGTGCAACAAACTGGATATCTCAAACCGAAACTCTCAAACAAAGAGCTAAAGACGAAGGTTGGTCAATCTTAAGAAAAGACGAAGACTGGACAATTACAGGGGAAATTGAAGAATAAGGCAAGAAAATTGTGTCTATAATCCTACGTATACCAATAAAAAAACGATAAATGGATAGTATATTAAGTGGTTTTTGGGTGGAATTCTGTAAGGTTGACATCGTATGTCATGCGGGAAGTCCAAATTGGCTTGGATGGATCGTTTTGGGGTTTGCTGGTCTGATCGCTTTTATTATTATTCATGCTTTAATCTCGGCTATCAATGGATTAGACCCAGACCCTCCAGAACAACCACAGAAAAACGCTGTCGGCTTTGGATGGCTGTTCCTGGGAAATACCATATGGTTTGTTATCTGTGTTATAGTTGCTGTGACAGTAGGTTTGATTATAACATTACTTTGAATTTTGGCTATTAAGCTAGGACTCGTTAATTGGAGGTACACAACTTGAAACCAATGGGGATTATGCTATTTTTATAACCACACATAAAGAGGTGTAAATGGAAGAATGCTATATATCTAAAGATAATGATATTGGCAGTTTGGTACGCCAAAGAGCGAATAACAAAGAGGAGTATTTTGTCAAAGATCTTGGGAATGACACCTTTGTTATAACAAACAATAATAATAACCTTGAAATAACAATCCAGGAAAACAGCAGTGTATGTTTTTCAGGAGAGAAAAAGGATATCGAAAAATCGTTTGAAGACATATTTTGGAACTTAAAAGATAAAATGGTACTTAAACAGACCTAAAAACATTCAAAATCACTTATGAAAGATCATTCTCAGGTGGTCCCAAAAATCACTATTGTTTTTGATGCTCCTGGAAGTGCGAAAAACCAGAGGCATCTTTTTTAGTTTTACGGTCCCAATATTCATATGATAAAAGGTGACAATGGATGAAAACCTCAAAATTGAGCTTAAAAAAACCTTGAACGCCATTAATACGCATATAGAAGATCAAAAGAAAGGGCTAAAAAGGCGAAATCTATTAAATATAATGCAAGCTATCACAATACTCATTCTCAGCGCGATTCTTGTTTTGCAAATAGCAAATATTATTTAAAAAACCTAATGATATGACCAATACAGCTATATATGTGCGAGTTTCCAAGTCGGACGGCTCACAGGATGTACAAAGACAGATCGATGATCTAAGGGCATTTTGCGAGCTTAACAAGTGGAACGTTGCAAAGATCGTCAAGGAGAATGTTTCCGGGCGGAAAAAAAATAGACAGGGAACTGTTGAGTTGATCAATCTGGCCAGGGCGAACCGGATTAAGAAAGTCTTGGTTCATGAAGTTTCCCGCCTGGGCAGGAATGCGGCCGACGTTTTTCAGACCGTTGAGGCCCTCTGTGAAGCTAAATGCAGCGTATATGATTATCAGCAACGGCAGGAAACCCTGGATAACAACAATCAAAAAACGGTCTATGCAACCATCATTTTGCCTCTCTTGGCCGGATTTGCCGAACAATGGAGCAATGACCATGCGTACAGAATCAGATCAGGATTAAATCGGGCTGTAAAAAACGGAAAAACGTTAGGAAGGAAACCGGCGGAAAAGCTCAAGAATGAAGATAAAGCCGTTCAGCTACTAATAAAGGGAAAGACCATTGCAGATATTATGAAAGCCTGTAATATCGGGAAATCAACGGTTTTGCGTATCCGCAAAAAGAACGGCTTTGAAGGGGAACGCCGGATCAGATCCGGCAATGGTTTTGAAGTGGTGGAGCAATTGCAGATAATGTCAAACTAGTACGATATCAATTGATCACATGCTGATTCGATTACTGTTGTATTATGGGTTGTGTCAGCGTTAATAATTTCCACAATCACGTCTTTATTGTCAGACTGCCGTACAGCACAAAAATTTAGCACATCTCCACTTGTATCCGTTGATGACGCTTTAAAAGTGTTTGGTTTAACTTTATAGTCGATAGTCCTCGGTATCGTTGCAAATACCGGAACCAATTCCGTACTGGATTGGTTAAATACATTTTCTCGGCTAATTACTCGTGGAGAAAGTACTTCGCTGTTTTCAGAATACATGTAAAGATAATTCTCTGTTGCAGCGATCTGTAAACCAGGGGCATGGTGTTCTGAGTATGACAAGTCTATTCTTGATAAATCTGTTGATGCATCGCCAATACTGTAAAGCTCATCATCGCAAATCAAAATTTGCTTGTTACCAGTTGTCAAATTTTTGCAACTAGACAACGGTTTTTGAGTAGATTTTTTGTAGTAAACCCCATTTTCACCATCCAAATATCGATAATATGCTATTTGCTGAGAGTAGCGAGGTGTTACACTGCCGCCAGTCGTTGAGTATCTAATAAAATCATCATCCATTCCGCCACGCTGGACAATAAATCCATTGCCGCTTGTCATGAAAAAATGATTATCTGTTGCGTTTGCGTTCCAGTTGATTCCGCGATCAGTATCCGGGTAGTTTAGATCTAGATCGTTCGTGCTGTCGCTTGTTACGTAATTAACGACTGTTCCTGTGTCTATGATCATTTCACCATTTTCATGGATAGCGAATTGTTCGACTCCTGATGCAATGTCCGCTGTTACATCTCCTGTGGTTGTACTTAGCGCCCGGCTTGCCGTTGCGTCCGGAAGCGTTAACGTTCTCAATTTGTTGTCCGGGGTGCGGAAATAGATTTTACCTCCAACTTCAACAAAATAATCAGCATTGCCCAAATTTGAGGATTTTACCGGAACAATGGGCAGCTCAACGGCTGAGTTGTCCGGTCGAACGAACGCTGTTGTTGTATCTCCCGATGCGTCCCGGAGTTGTACTGTTTTGATGACCGAATCTCGAACTCTATACGCTGCGGTGACTGTTTTACCCGCGCCGCCTCCTATATTAATGGGTTTCATTACACCGTCTTTTTTAACGTAAAACCCATGTGTGGACTCTGTAGTCGTTGACAGTGATTTATTGAGGGCAGCAGAGCTAGAGTTGTTGATAATAACAGCAAAGTCGACTCCGGCCAGATCTATAGATGTGACCTCCGCTGATTCCATTGTTCCCGTGTCGTCTGTGCCTCCGGTGTCATCTCCATCACCTGGCGTTGTTCCATCTCCGGTTGTCGTGCCGGTGTCTGAGTCGTCGTTGTCGCTAGTTGATTGACATCCTGCAAATGCAAATAGCAGGGCAATCAATATTATGATTAGATGCAGTTTTTTCATGATTCTTCTTTTGATCAATGTTGAAAAAAACTGTAAAACTTACAGTGTATTATGCTTTGGCGTTTTGGATTTCGTCAATGATTTCCTGTTTTTTCGCAAGTCGGGCTTTCTGAAATGCGTCAAATTCTGGCTGATCGATCTCTTCCAGATTAAGCCGGGCAAGCATAAACGGGAGTTCATATTTCGGAAAATCGTTCTGATTTAGATATTCTTCTATTAACTTCTTTTTGATACCTTTATCGCCTTGCGCCGATATGAGTCTTTTTGTTCTTGCGGCTACTTCTTCTTTTTTGGCCTCAGCTGCTTTCTCGGCTTCTATCTGCTCTTTTGTTTTAGCGATGTATTCCCATGGCTCACCCTCGGCTATTTTATGCGCCCAGGATTGAGCGGTAAACTGGAAATTCTCGTCAGGGCCGTTATGTCTTCGATATAGCTCCTGTTCGGCTTTGCCGATTTCTGCCTGGATTTTTGGTTTAGAATCAAATCCGGGGTAGGTGTCTTTTTGTATTGTTATCATAGTTTTAAGCAGTTAAAACGTTGGATTGATGTTGGACGGGTTTGAGACGCTTCTCGGGGGGTGCCGTACCCATTAATTGCGTCTTCAATTGCGTTGGCAGCGATATACTCATTATATGTGCTAACGCCGTCTGCAATCATATCAATTCTGATAGCATCTGGAGTTCCGTTGTTTGCTACTATTAGCTTCCCGGTGCCATCATTGATGGTTATTTGTTTCCAGTGTCCTTGGTATGCATCCATCTGCTTCGACACCCCCGAATTACCCCCCATATCAATAGTCAGATCACCCGATACAGCCACATTAACAGGAGCGCCGGTTTCGGAGTCGAACATGAATACACTGTTGTTGTCTGCTGAGTTGCGGACGATTTTGCCGATGATTGTTGTTTTGGGAGGATCATCAGCGTAGTAGGGTATATCGTTATTGCTGTTCATGATCCTCGACCACAACTTAAACTTAGCTTTCAGATACGCGTCCGTAATATTTGACAGTTCATTAGTCCCTGTAGAAACATAATTCCCCGCTGTTAGCGTCGCTGAGCCGGTCGGACTTTCACGGGTGTGTCTATCGGGGTCAACACCTTCAGGCCCTCCAAAATGCGACGCATAACGTTTAAAATAACCCCCTTCAGGCGCAACAAAAAATTTATAATAGAGAGAGCTGGTAGATGGATTGTAAACAGGCGCGGTGCCCACATCCACCAAGCCGCCGTAGGCTTTCCATGCGTCAATCATCAGCGTCCATTCGTCGTTCACGCCAGATTCAGCAATTCCGTGATAAGAAAAGCCTGTAAAGTTCGGGATAATATATGGGTGTATAATACGGTTTGGAAAATCGAACTCAGTTGGTCTGCCACCTGAATAGATTTCTTCCCCGTTAAGAATAATCCGGTTGCCCTCCCCTCTGTTTTTGACATATTGCTGATTATTTAGCTCAGCGTCAGTCGGTATCATACCGGCTTGAAGGGCGATGAGTTGAGTGATTGTTTTATCCGTTATAAATTCGCAGATTCCCCCGGCACCACGGACAAAAATATCAAACGGCACACCCCCGCCCTTGTTACCAAGCGGGATTTGGAAATGCCTGTCTGTTGTAATTTTTGGGCGGTTATATGTCTCCGGGAATTCAAGAGCGGCGGTCATGGTTTCAATTCCTGCAATCATCGTCCAATCGCCTGTTTCTAGCGTGCGGGTTGCGCCGGACTTACGTTTGAATGTTTTGGTAGTAAAATCGTAGTAGGCAAATTTAGGACTGTCAGCGTAATAGTTGACTTGTGCTTGTGGTTTCACAACCATGTCCGGTTGTGCGGACTCTAGAAATTCGATCCTCGGTTCCTTTTTAACCGCAATAAACTTTGCAAAATCGGTTTTTGCGGGGATAGTGGATTGATATTGCCCGGTGTAGAGTATTGGAAAATGATCATCATCAAAAATCAACTCATCATAAGCGGGCAGGTTTAACGCTTCTATCACCCCGGTGTCCTGGTTGGCGTACCAGATTTGAAATGTAGAACTGACAGCAACCGCTTTGTCCGGGAACGTTAAACGGTTAAATGTTTTGGTAGTCGGGTTGTAAAACTCTACGACAATATCAACCAGGCTTGCACCATTCCACGATCCGTCAATCAACCGTGAATGACCGTTTTGAATATACAATATCCAGTTCAATAAATGTTGATTCCGATAATAAGCGTCCTGCCAGTCCTCGGACTCGTATTCCGGCATAACCAGCCCGAATTCACTGTCCTGCTTTTCTGTGAGTGTTGCCATTAAAATCTAACTCCAAATGATTTGCCAAAGGCAATGGATAAAGAGACCGTTTCGTCGGCTGTGTATTCCGTGATAACTGTTGTGCCCGGTTCGTAACCTACCGGTTTGGTTGCTCCCGGTTCCCATGTGCCAGGCATCAGACCGAAAGTTTTTCCAAAAGGTTTTTTACCGAAGCCGCCGAATGTACGAGGCGGCAAAACCTGGGTGTGAAACTTAGTCCTTGCCGGTTTTACCACGTTTAAAAAATCAATAATTCTGTCAATTCTGCTATCATCCCAGGTTAATCTGATCCGCAATGCAAACCAGGGGTATAGGTGAGCTACCGGGGTATCACGCAACGCCTGAACCTCCATGTAGTCCAGATCAAACATGCTTTGAGTCAGCATGATTCCGGGGCGGGTGCCGAGTTTATCCGTATATAGGTTATAATGTATGATAAAATTACGCCTGACAGCGTCTGCGATATCCGGTTTTAAGGGCAACTCGTCCCACAAAATATCAACAGATGCTTCCGGGCAGGTGCCGACGTGGCAGAGATCAAAAATCTTATTGATTTGAACAATAGTAAATTGCCAGCAAGCCAGAAAAATATTTTTAAAATCCCTGATGGTCTTATTTGACAGCCACCAGGGTAAACTAATTTGTAAAAGGCTCATAAGTCATGTTTGGAACAAAATATTTACCAATCTGTAAAACAGAAAAAACCGGGTCACTGCGCATGGCCCTGTCATCTAGGGTGGTGATGGTTTCCGAGAGATAGTCAAAAAGTAACGAACTCTCATAGTTAGTCCGTCGTGGTAAAACAGATGCAAAATATTCACTGATAGCAGCACTTACAGCAATTTCCGAGTATTCAGCGTCAATCATTAATGCAATGTCAAGGGTTTGAGCCACGGCCGCAAGGACAACCGCTTTATCCCCAAAAATCAAAACCTCGTCAATTGCCGCTTGAGCTTCGGCGGTCACGGACCCGTCAAGCGGTCCCGCACCGTAAATAGTATAATATTGGATGCCGTCTTCAGTGACATCGTCGAGTGTGGCCACGGTAACGGCGGCTACAGCAGTCAAAATGTTAATGTAAAACAACTCCATGCCCGGCCTGATTTGTTGACCTTTCACCGATAGTATCCGGGCTCTGGTTTCCTCTTCCGTTTCCGGGTTGGCACCAGGCTGTTTGGGTGTGGTGGACAGATTGCTGATGGAGATCACCGGCAAAGACTCTTCACATTCAGTTATGAGTCCAGCCCCGACGTTATATCTCAACCCGACTTCGAACGCTTCGACGTCGATCAAAACCGTTTCCTCGTTATCCGTGAACTCGTATAAAACAAGCGTTTTAAACCTGCGCGGGTTGTTCTCAGATACATAAAAGACCGTTCCGGGGTCAATCGTCAGATCCGCGGGGTCCTTGGTGATCGTCAAGGTGTGAATGGCTTTGATGCCAAGGAATTCAGGGAGGACATGATCAATTCTGTCCTGATTCAGGAATTCACCCGTTTTGTATGTCGTATAGATCTGGGGGATTAAAAGCCGGTAGAGGGCGAGGCAGAAACTATAGGGCGCACGCATGATAACAGTGTAGATCGTAAAAAATACAGAATTCCTTGTCTGTGCCGCTTTTTCCCAGATTGTCCCAGCTGCAGCGTTTTGCAAAACAGTGTCAAAGGCTGTTTCGTCTTGGATATCGAGTTGATTCAAAATCAAATCAACGGTCTCACTAGGCATTTGTGGTGCTGTCATCCTCTAGCCTCATTAATATATGTACTGGTATGGGATCAGTCGGCGGGTCGTGATCCTGACAGCTAAACAATAGTTTTTTAGCTGAAAAATCATACTTAATATCTATGGTGTTGAGCACAATGGTTCTATAGTGCAGGTTTTCGATTTCCTCCTGGAGATCTATTAATAACCCCGGCACATTCCCGGCGTCGCAGTTGATCAATGATTGGGTATAGACGGAACTCCTGATTGATATTCTGTACGATTGATGCACAGCCCCGGCGTTTTCCACCGTCAACGGTTCGAGGCCGTAGTCATCCAGCGTAATGCCAAGGTTGATCGAGTCCCATTTTAGATCGATGATATCCATTGTAATCAATCAAGTTTAAGTTGCGGATGACTCCCGCCGTAGCTACAAGAACCAGTGGAAGAGGTGGTCCCTTTCTCTTTGATCTCCTCGAATATTGCCTCTAACATTTTAATTGCAGACGTGGGCACATTGGTTATTCCGGATTTTTCCTTATAGCGTGCTAACGCTCCTTCTGCTGTCATGGTCATAGTTTTACCTCCTTACCCAGTTTTACGTCGGAAAAAAAATCGTCTAGTCCCGGTTTAACAACAGTATTCCAGGCGGTTTGAGCGCTTCCCAGGTTAGTAAGCGGAGCCCCCAGGTTGCCGGAACTGGCAGCTTGGACAACCAGGTCCCAGATATCGATCAGGGACTCTTTCAATTTGAGGGCTAAAACCGCGAAATCCTCCCCCGAGCCGATTGTCATTTTACTGAGCGCGTTGAGTTCGACCTCATCGGCTCCGGTCAACCGGAAAACCCCCTCTTTGGGTTCAACCTGGTGTTTTTCATATAACACCCCCATTAAAATGGCTGTGTTGGCCTGCCAGAACGGAAACGATAGAACACAGGTATCACCGACGCGGGGAATGTCCACAATGTGCCTGGCAACCCGCAAAATCTCAACATTAGGTTTAGCTTTTTTGGTCCGGTCTATTGTCAGATCTGAATCCAATATATGGATGTCCATGCAGCAAACCGGCATGGACCTGGTATGAGTCCCCGATTTCTCGTGAATTTTGATCACCTTGGCGTATTGAACCGTATGATATCCACCCAGGCCGGGAAAACATCTGACCATCAATTTTCTGAAATCGGGGATTCTCATAATTTAAAAATTGTCAAATACTCGTTTCCAGCCCTAAAAACATTGATTCATCCTCTGAATCAAATTCAACGGAATCAACAATCTGCACTTTGCCCCGCCAGGTAATAGGGACAAAGGGGGACATTTCCGGGAAAATCTTAAATTCAAGCCCTTTCTCGGGGTTTTCCTCAAGAAAATATTCGGTACCCAATTCAACCGGATCAACGGGGAGTTTTCCCGGTAATATATAAAGTTTGTTATTCAGCAGGTCGAAATGGTACCGCCAGTCAGTCACTTTGTAGATGATCATGATTTGATCCAGGGCATTGCGAACGGTGCCCAGAAAAATCAAATTTTGGCGTTTGTAAACCTCTTTATCCGTCCTGATATCCAGGGTTAACCCATATTTAGACGTGATTTTGGTTAATGCCTCCTTAAATGACAACCGGGTGCCGTGGTCGTTAAATCCATCGTTAAGAATGTAATAACAGGGATCAATCCCCAAGCATTCGAACAGGTGGGGCGTGATCTGGTTGCATTCCAAAATTCTTAGGCTGCATTTTTCCTTGAGCTCATTCTCAAACCCCAGGGAAAGGAACGCTGTTTCAGCTATATCAATGGGCTCATCAATCGAAAATTCCGCAATTGTCGGGCGTTGCCGTTCCATCATGATATTGTACGATTTCAAGAGGTATGCACATTTACTATTGTCGATTCTGGCTGTGATTGCCGGGTGTTTTAGTCCCATAATGATTTTAGCATGTTATCAATAGTTTTCAGGATGGTGTTGATTTTCGATGCTTCAACCTCCGCCTGGTTGTCCTTCAAATTCGTTGCCGTTGGTGTTTGTTCGCTGTCAGTCCCGTCTGACAGTATAGGCGGATTTTGCATGGTTTCTTTTTCCTGGGATGTTTTATATTGTTTGATTTTCATGCTGACAATAATGAGATCCTCTTGCACTTCAATGGTTCTCTCAACGATTTTACCGTACATAAAACTGATCTGTTTCAGGTATCGGTGTTCTATCCTGTGGATGGCTTTGGATCGGTACAGCTGGTCAAAAGCCCTAAGTTTTGTGGCTTTGGTGATATCAGGGTGCCAGTTGTGCCAATCCGACGCCTGTTTGCTGTCATACAACCAGGCAACCACGTTGACCCCGTCACAAACGTCCTCTGTCGTATCCTTTTCCAGGTGCGAGGATTCCGTGAGCGAGACGAGTTTAACAAACTCGATATCCCCGATTTTGAAAAACGGGGGATCATTATCAAAAATTCCAATGCTAACCACATTAATATATAAAAAAAAATTAAATATAAAAAACAGGTTAATTCGTCAGTGCTGCATTGCGCAGAGTACGTTTAAACGAGCGTTCACGGGTGTTTAAACTGCCTATTTGATACGTTGTCTGCATACTGTACGGGGCAGTTTGCCCCTGGGCCTGTGGTTGCTGCCATCTGTATATATATTCATCGGCCGCTTTGGTCATGGCGGACGCGCTTGATTTTTTCCGGGGCGGCTCATTCTCGTCAGAACTGAACGGGTTAAGGTCCGAAAGGGAAAAATCTTTAAAAAACCCGAATTTGTCGATGATTGAGGATATTGTTTCAAGCGTGGTCTCAATGGGTGTATAGATAAAATCGACAAAAACGGAACCAAAATTTTTGATCGAATCAAAACTGAATCCGGAATCCCACATATCTTTGAATGAGGTTACAAGTTTAGGGATTTTACCGATGAGCCCCAGAACCATTTTAAGCGGGTTAATGATCAAAAGATCGATCCCTGCGCCTATTACGCTTGAAATCGTTTCAATATCGATTGACACCCCCTCAAAAATGCTTGTTCCCTCGGTTAAACTATCCCACAGGGATGACCATTCGCCGATTAGATCAAAAACAGTCTCTTTTAATCCGGTGATCGAGGGCTCAAGATAGTCCATCACCCCGCCTATGGTTTTTGAAACAAGCCCGGTTTTCTCTTCCAGTTTGTAAAGCCCGTATGCAACCCCGGCCACGGCACCGGCCACCAGAATCAACGGGCTGGTAAACGCTGTAACAGCCAGGGAAGCCGCCCCCATGATAAGCTTTATACTTCCCATGGCGGCAGTCAGACTGATAAACCCGGCAACACCGGTTGCAATGGTTTTGGTGATATAGCCGTATTCCTGGGAGAACTCCCGCACGCTGGTTGATGCCTCCCCGAACCATTCCACCAGGGGCAGAATCAGCGGTTTGAGGCTGTCCAGCGTTTCAGAAATTGAGTTTGCCGTTTCCGAAAGGGCGCTTTTCCACTTAAAAGAGAACCGGCTTTTCATAAGGGCGGCCATGTTGTCCAGCGTTCCGGTGGTTTTAACCTCGTTGGACATTGAATCGAGCATGGCCAGAACGGATTCAGATCCGGCGTCCTCCCATTGGGTCCCGAAAATACCGGAACCGGCTTTTAACATGTCCGATTTGGAGAGCCCCTGCATTTTGCTTGAGATCAACCCAAATGCTTCGGTTATCCCGATCTCGTCGTTTTGTATCCGTTCCGAGAGACCGGACAAGCCTAAAATGTCAAATGCGTCAACCGTGGATTTATCCCCGGCAAACAGGCGTAACCGGGCCTCTTTGATAGCATCGGCGGATTTATCGATATTCCAGGAGTTATCCAGCCCGGCCGAAATCATGGAAACGGTTTGTTGCAGGTTAAACCCCGCCTCTTTGAACTGTACGGCATATTCATTCAGGCTTTCCAGGAGCTCCCCTTTTCTGTCTCCCCCCTGGTCTAACAGGTAGGCGACCGAATCGCCGGATTCCCGGACGGAAACGCCGTATGTTTTCATCAGAGATACCTGGGCGGATAAGACCCCCTCTTCATCATCAAACTTCTGTGCCAGTAAGCCGGTTTGAAACGCGAGGGTGTTCAGATCCTCCCCGGTGGTTTTAGATTGGCGGGATACCGTTTTTAAGAGTTCAGCGGATTTGGTGACGCTCCTTAACCCCAGGGCGGCGTTAAGCTCATAGACATCGTCTTTAAGCGTTTTGAATTCCTGGTCGGTGGAACGGGTGGAATCTTTAAGCTCTTGGAGGGCGTCGTCCTGATCCGAAATGACTTCAAGCAGTGAAAAAGCGGCAAGACCGGCCCCGGCGACCATCATGCCGCCGTCTCTGATATCGTTCCAGCTGGATTCAATATCCTGTTTGAGCGTGTTAAACTCGCTCTTGATCGAGTTAACGGCAGCTTTGACCGACTCATTCTTAAATAATCCGATTCCGATTTTAATTGAGTCAGGCATAATTTACCATTTGGGGATCATTGCCGCCCTGTCCTCGGCTTGAAACCGCAAAGCCTGGGAAAGAGCAAGTTCATACTCGTTATCATTAAGAGCATCCGGATTACTTGCCAGGTTATACCGTTTGATAAGCCCGTCGGAATACTCTTTTTCAGTCAACTCTCTATCGTTAGCTCTCCGATAGATGCGCCGTTTTTCCTCAAGAAAGGGGTTAGTAATTTCATCACCTCCCTTTCTACGGATAGATTATCCGGTGAGTTAATGATTTGCAGATACTGTTCACGCTGGACGGGGTCAACTGCGTTCAATGTCCATTTGCGAGAGCAATCCAGTTCAGGCATTTTTGACATATCATTATAAAAATCGGCAATGTCACTGCGGGTAAAACGAAACATAAATTCGATTGTCTCGCCACCGAACGATATCGGCAGTTTTGCGCAACGGGAATGATTGAGTATATTTTCAGTCGAGTTTGTCATGAATCACCTCTATAATATCTTCGGCGTTATCGGAGACCGTTTCATAGGCGTCTGTCCAAAGATCTGAAACGTCCTCGGCGTCGAAATCGCCACTTGTGGAAAAAAACAGGAAAATCACGGAAATTAAGAGCGCAGAGCCTAAAAGAGACAAAAAACCGCTTGCAATTTTAAACATATCAGATACCTCTCAATGATGGTTCACGGTTAACAGACTTACCCATGATGTAACATTCCCCCACCAGGCAGGGAATGTCAAAATTAAGCTCGCCCCCGGCAATCATATCCATGGTTGGGATTTTGATCAGGGGGGCAATGTTTTCAAACGTGATTTCAAACGGGACCAAAGCTGCGCCCGTGTATGTGTTCGGGGCAGCATGAATATTGATAAAATCCAGCGGGAGAATATCAGCCCAGGAACCCCCGGCAATAGCAAGGGGCAGGAATAGGGCTATCAGAGTTTCCGTTTTGATTGAGATCGTCAATTTAGGGTCCACCCTCACACGGGAGCGCACCCCGTTTTTAACGGTGATATAGTCGGGGATTTCACAGGCTACTTTGGTTAAATAGATAAACTCACCTGTGGCCCCTACAACGCGGACGTTGTCTTGTGTGTACAGTGTCGGTTTCATGGTATTTTAATATAAAAATTATTATTAAATAAAAACAAAACTATTCGCTGGTAGGCGCTGAAATGGTGACGGTGCCGCCCCCGTGTTTGATCCGGTTTTTGTCGGTGACACTAAACAGGAATTCTATTCCCCCTTCCGGCGTCCAGGAACCGACAATTGTAAAATCCGTGATCTCAGGCTGAAGGGAGCCCCCCGGCTTTTTCATAATTCTCAAGCCCTTTCCGGCTATTAAAGCGGCCGCCTTTGCTCCGGCTTCATTTTTATCAAAAGAATCGTCATTAATCAGGTCAAAACCAAAATGCCTGATCTGCCTTTTACATTTATTCAGTACCCGCCTGGTTGCCATGGTTTTGACGGTATCCCCGGCCGGAAACATAACATTGTCATCATTGATATGAACCTGGGTTTTTCGTTCCGGGAATCGTTTCAAAAACACAAACCGCCCGGAATCCAGTAGGGAGAAGTGAGTCAGGGACAAATCCGGATCGACATCAACGTTTTTGAGTTCCCCGTCGATCACTTTTCCGGCGCTGGAATGCACTTTTGTTTTGGAGATCCGGCCGGTATAAGCCCCGAGGTGATTATCCTGAGTATAGGGCGCTACAATTGACATGGCGTTACAGTTGTATAGATCAAACTCATCGTCCGCCCTCATGCAATAATCGTCCGGATGTTCCTTGAGGTAAGCCCCGGCTAAAAATGTGAATGTCGCTTGAGTGCTGGTGATTGTGCAAGAGGTGTCTGTTCTGGCAGTCACAACAAAGCGGCCGAACAGTTGACTCGAATCCTCGGCCCTGGTGATCAAGATCTCATCGTCCACGGCAACTTTGTTTGCGGCCGGCAGCGGAATGACCAATGATCCGGAACCCTGAACCGCTTCAACCCCTGTAAGATCATATATATAGGATTTACGGTATTGCAGCACAAATTCAAAATCTTTTTTATTAAGTGCTTGGGCAGTGTAAGCATTTTTGACAGCGTCAGCAAAAGCCTTGTCAGCGTCATGAAAAATGGTGATAGTGCTGACATCATGACCGTCGGCAACGGCTTTGATATGATCGGCGATCAATGCGGCGGTCATTTCAACGGGATTAATACAATAAACAACCCCCCAAAACTGGCTGTTGCTGTTCAACTGTACCGTTTCCAGTTGGTCAGCCAATTCCCCGGCTCCATAAACAGACTCACAGTCTGTTGTGATGTCCAACAGGCTAAACCCCCTCAATGTTGCATGACCGGCGATAAATGCCTGTTTGTACTCGATACTCTCCGGCGGTTCGGCTCCCCCCGTAGTTAGTTCATCAATGTCGATGCCTGTAAGTGTCATTTTTTATCATCCTTTTTTGTGGTGTCCTCTTTGATGTCGGGCACGTCTACAGATGCGGAGTCAGTTGTTTTGGTTTTTGACTTTTGCTCCGGCTGAGGTTGACCGGCCAGGTGTTTATTAGCCTGCTCAAGGTCTCCGTCGAACTGGATCAACGCTTTTTTGCAGTCCATTCGGGACTTGTCCGGGACCTCATCTCTCAACTTCATAACCAGATCAGGATCAATTTGTCGTACCATCTCACCCCCCTAAAACGTGGTTTTTAAAAACATAAAAAGCAGTATACAAAAACATAAAGAAAAACCCGGCAAAACAGACGATCAAAAACGTTCCATAGGAGATATCCTGTATAGGCTGAAATTTGCCGTCAAAGAGCGTTTCAGGCTTGTTTTGCCAAACTTTATAAAAGACACAACCCAGGGATACAGTCACCGTAAAAAGCGTAACTGTGACAATCTCAGTCATCCAGGCAACGCCGGTGAAAAGAAGCGCAGCCAGTGCCGCCAGTGCTGGAATTGGCATAGTAAAAACCTAATAAAATAAATATTATATAAATATAAAATAAATATAAAATAAATATAATTATTCTTTTTTAGACTCAATCGGTTTAACACAGAACGTTGTCAACATATCCGGGTCTGAGTCCTCGTCCAGGTATTCGCCCAGGTCAAGCCCTGAATTTTGCAGGGCAACCTTAAAATTGTCGTCATCATGCGGATCAACATCCAACAGCCAGATGGCAAACAGATCATAGTTTTTAAAATGTTTGGAATTGGTGACAATGCTGTATTCCAATTCATACGGCGGCCGGGCTCCCTCCCCGTATGTTTTGACGCAATACTCCCTGAAATCAGGAAGTTCCAGGTTTCCAACCGGCAGCGAACAGACAATATCGCCGGATTTAACGTCCCCTTTTTCATCCGACAAACACCCCCGGCTGTCATACTCTTTGCCTAAAATCGGATGTTTGGCTGATAACAACCGGGTGTTTTCGGTGGAGTCCCCAACATAAACAAGATCCGGGTACTCTTTATGAGGATGGGCACCGGTGGAAAGGTTGTAATCAGACAACCCGAGAAAATCTTTACCCTTTTTTATAAGGCCAGGTTCTTTGGGTTTGCCCTCAACGGCCGGTTGATTCCCGTCGACTTTGGCAACTTCAACCGCTTTGGCAGCGTCCGAGGTTGTATCATCGGTTAGATAATTGGTTACGGCGTCACCCAGGGCAGTGACATCCCCGATGGACAACCTGGCGGCTACGGATGCGGCAAAACCATCCTGTTGTTTTCCGGGGCGAAACTGCATGGAGATCCCCCAGGCGATGAATCCGAAAAGCAGCACGCCGACAAACCCCAGGATTTTCAGTTTATTGAGATCCTTAATCCGCGAGCTCGTGTTTGATTTTGGTGTTGTTTTGAGTTTTGCCATTTTAAAACCTCCCTATTTGACGTGGGCGAGTGTCCAGAGCCGCGACAATATCAGACTGAATAAACGCACGTTTCCAGGTTGTCACCGGAAGTATACAAAAATTGTAATTGATGTGGGGTAGCTCGCTCATGGTATCAACCACGATCCCCGCGTCCTGCGAATAGCTGGCTTCGACTGCTTTGACGTGCGGGTACCCCAACCAGAACTTTTTTAAAAGTTTGGTTTTAACTTTTGAGGGCTTGTAGGGCCTGACAAAAGTATCAAAACTTAATCCTCTGTACCTGTAATGTCTTGCAAGCATTAAATCGGGGCAAATTTTACCGATCGATTGATGATTCCAGATTGTCCCCGGGGACCCAAGAGCGTCTTTAAGTTTGGGATTTGAGTCCGTAAGCTCTAACGGCTCATAGTCCTGAAACGTGGAGGCAATACAACGAGCGGCGGCCAACACCGGCAGTTCCCCGGCGTCCTCTTTTGTGATGTAGCCGGGATCGTCTGTCTTAACGTTTAGAATCGGAAAAAACAGATCCGCTTCCAAATCCCTTACCTGGATGTTTTCAATGTCGGGAACAACGAATTTAAGAAAGGCTTCCAGGTGTCCAAATGAGTTGCGAACGTCGGAAACCTTGGCAAACACACGGGCGGGTTTTGTTAAACCCTCTTTCGTGATGTACTTGCCGCGTTCCCTGAAACATTGTTTAATTTTATCGATGGGACTGTTTTTCACGTCCGAGATCTGGCAGGATGCCAACAACAACGACAGCACACCCCCAAAACCGGACCCGGTAAAAATGTCATATTGGTTGATATCATCCAGATAATTCAGGACCGAGATTGCAGACATATCACCAATTGAGATTGACAAAACTTTTTTCCGGCCGGAAACGGGAGCGGGTGCCGACGGGATCTCTGGCAGGGATGATGACCTGACTTGCACAGGAGGAACAAAAGCCGGGGTTGAGGCGTTATCGGTTTGGTAGTCGTTAACATCGCCTACGTGCAAAAATGCACGTGTACCAACGAGTTGATCAGGAAAGGTGATAACTGCCTCAAGCCCGATAATCTCACAGGTTGGTTGTTTAAAACCGGGCTGTTTTATCGGAATCCAAGCCATTAAATCAAGTTTTGCCTGTTCTTCCGTTAATTCAAACCTGTAAACCTTTGGAACCTTGATAGTTTTTTGGAAAATGATCACTTTCGACCTCCAAAATTTATATGTTTTAGAATTCGTTGTTTTGCGAGGTTAATCAAAATGGGCGGATAGCTTTTTGCAATCCCTAAAATACTACGATCCGGGGTTTTAACTATCCATTGATGTTTACGAGATATCCCCCGCTTTTCTTCCTCCCGGCGGATTATGGAACCGGCGGTGCCCTGGTTAAAACGACTCATCAGGTATTTTTGGGAGCCCTTGAAACCGAGCTCCTTTAATCTCTTGGCTTGCTGCCTGGTAGCCGGTTGTTTTCTGCTTGTTTTATTATCCGGCAGATCGGAGGCGTTGACGGTCTCTTCCAGCCCGTAATGATGTTTTACGAGAATTTTATCCTTGATGATGATTAAAACGCTTTTAGCAGTCGTCAGCATATTGAACCGTTTATCGCTCCCCCCTTTAAGGGCTTTTGATAACATTTTCTTTTTGCCACCGTCCGCCCTGGGGTCATATTTGGAACCGTCCAGGTTTTGTTGATCTTTAATCCGGGTACGTTCCAGAGACAGCAGTTTTCGGCCGAGGTCCCCGTGGATCCATTTCATTTTATTTTCCGGTACCAGCTCAGCCGCTTTTTTCAAAACGCGTTCTATTCCGCGTAAATCAACATCAATATCAGTTCCGCCAGCCATCAGATCCCCCTGGGTTTGTCCTCTTCAACTTCCTTGTATTTGACACCAAACAATTTGATTGTCTTTTCAAAATCGTAGTCCTCCCCATCTGCCAGCGGTACCAGTTTCACAGACTCCCTAAATTTATAATCGATCACCAACAGACAGGTTGTATCTGTTAGGGTCTCCCAGGTGTCGATTGTGTATTCCTCATCTGCGTTACCGTTGACCCCGTGCCATTCCTGCAAATAGATTTCAACGGGGATGACATCACGAAACTTGTGGAGCTCCATTATTTTAATACTGGCCTTGTATCGTCTGGACAACCTGTAACCGACCTCAAGACGGCTGTAACTTAAAACCTCATATTCAGAAGAATCTATCGAAAACAGGGACTTTTTAAGATTGGCATTTTCAGATATATAGTTTGCAAGGGCGTCTCTTCGGAACATTGCTAAAACTCCCCGAAAGTGGTGCCGGATATACCGATAAACCCGGTAATCATCGATAAAAACTCTAGTGACTGGTTGATCAAAATGTTCTTGCGAGCTCCCGTTTCAATCGTTTCAACATCAAAATCCATGTCTTTCATAATGTGCGGTAATAAGAGCGCTAATGTATATCCATAACGCGCCTGGTTGAGGAAATCCGTTTCCTCTTCGGACAAACTTAACCCCTCGTCAATCTCAATGTATGCCATGGCTTCCAGGTCAAAATTGCTTTTAATCTTGTATTCAGCCAGTTGAGCAAGGGGTTCGATAATTTTAGGGTCCGTATTGCGCAACGATGAATTTGACTCGATCAGGACGTCAATATCGAACACCGGCCAGTTAGGGGGTGATTTAATTGCCATTTTCCTCTAATTCACCAGGGGCGAGCCTTAACTGATTCTCTGCAATGGTATCAGTCTGTAAATCAGACTCATCTTGCGGAACAGTCGGCTCGCCTGCGGGGTGTAGTTGCTCATACCGTTTTGTCAAACGATTGAGCATGGTTTGAACTTTTGCCTCCGGATAAACCTGAAGCGATTTAGCACAGGATTCAATCGCCTCCCTGGTTGATTCCGGGCTATTCTTTTCGAACGTGTCCAGGAGTTTAGCGTTCAGTTTCCAGATTTTATGTTCAAGCACCGGGTTAATCCGGTCCTTTTTCTCTCCACAACGTAGACGGTTCAAAGAGCGGTCAAGATACGGACGCTTCCCGTTAAACCCTTTTTGCGCCTGGTGCCTGACCCAGGATTCAATCGAGTCGTGGAAAAACTCGGTTAACGATCGCCTGAAATCCTCCGGGCAGTGTTGTCCTGACTCGATTGCGGCCGGGCAGAAAATTGAAAACTCTTCGATCTCTCCGGAATCGATCAGCCAGACGATAAACCAAGACACGATCTGATTCGGGGTTTTATTGCCCGAGCGCACCCATTGAACAGCGTGGCCACGATAAACAGCAAGGCGACTTTGCTTGTAGTTATTGCGGACTTCGTAGTCCTGCAACGTCTCAATGTGCTGCAAGTCCAGTTTTAACCGCTCATAAAGTTGATTGCGTTCCGCCGGTTTGCCGGACGGTGCAATTGTTTTATCATGCGAATCCGGCCTGTAACCCGCTTTGTTAACTCTTTGCCTGTGTAAATTCGCTAATGAAACCATTTTATGAAGCTGTTAAAGCATAATCGATATCATCGATGTCGATATACTCGATGTTTGTATAAAACGCCATCAGGTCAAAGTTTTCAACCGCTGGCATGGCATTTAGACTGTTGTAATCGATCAGGGCAAGTTCATTCGGATCGTTCACTAGGTAACGCCTTAACGAGTTTTTTTGAGTGTACCAACTCAGGTTTTTCCAGGTTGTCACACAAATCGAATCGGAGGGGAAAAACGGGACCATGTAAGCCGGTAAACCGCCGTAACTTTTTGTTAGTTGTATGATATCCTTTGATTCGCTCGGGATATCTCCCCATTCTCCAAAAATTTTGGACTCTTCGTGCTGTACGATCCCCTCACCAACCATCAGCACCAGATTATTGCCGTTACGAAGCCGGGGCGGAATCATGAATTTAATGTCGGCTGCAGCCTGGCTGAGATTTTTAAAATCAGGTCTGAATGTCCAGTTAGCTGTTGGAGCTGCGACCGTTGGAGCTGCAACGGCAGGGGTACCAGAGGCGGACGTATGGGTTTTGATACAAAAAAACTGTGTGCTATCCGAAACAACAGCGTCACCTACAACGTAGGCTGTAGCGTCAGCCCAATCGCCCTTGTTGGTTACGGTTTTGAATTTGCCTATAGTGACCCTACCACTGCCGGCGATTTGTCCCTCGGATACATAATTCGAGGGGTTAGCAATACGCAATTGCTCCGGCCAGCCGATGTCGACGTCTTTAAGATCGTTGGCCGGGTCTGTATTGTCGGCTCTGCTTGTGCCGTTCCAGGCAATGAACATTCGGTCACAGGCAATCTTGGTGATTTTGAGTTCCTGAAGAATCTGCCGAAAATTCGGAAAGCTGGCATATTCATCGATTTTATCCCAGTCCGTCCTGATATCGTGTTCGTACCGGGTGAGCTCAATTTCTAGGGGATATTCGGACGATCCTACCAACGCCTTACGTTTAACCGTATCGGTTACTTTTGTCCGTTTGGTGATCGGAGACCCCAGGTCAGAATAGAGTTTACCGGTCTTCAGGTTGTTAACCGTAAAGTGATTAATACGCTGCATAAATTCAGTCGATTCCTGAATCTCTTTTAGCAACTGTTGAAAAAGAGTAGGGATAACACTGAATTTTTGTGAAACGTTCTGTACACCATTGGCACGCGCAACAGCCGCCATATATGAGGAAATTTGTTCTTCCCCTGTTAAAATACGTCTTTGCTTGCGATTGCTTGTTTTTTGAGATCCAGCCATTTATAGCCCCTTATGCTAGGTATTTATCATCTTTGGAATTTTCATTGTCGTTGAATTCTCCGGTTACGTCGGCAATGTCATCGCCTAAATCGGTACCGGCGATTATTTCCAGATTGGCGATGCGGTCGGAAAGTTTTTGATTAATCTCTTTTAACTCTGTGATGCCGTCCAGCTTGGAACCAAAGTCCTCAATGACAGTCAGGACTCTGCCTAGTTTTTCATCCTGTGCCAGGTCTTCGGTATCGGTTTCCTCTTCCTCTCCCCCGCCTGTATCGGAATCGCTCAAAAATTTTGCTTCCAGCGCTGAGAGACGTTCGTTAAACGTTTTAATGTCGTTATCACTCATTTTTTTACCCTTTAAGATGTTTAAGATTTGCTGTAACTTCCCGTCAGAGCCGGAATTGTCAGATGGATTGTTCCGATCGGACAACAACGTTAATTCTTCGCATTTTACCGGCTCTGTAAGAAGATGGTCCCCGGTACGTTCTGAAAGATGAAATTCTTCAAGTCCCAAACAGGCCGGGCGGGTTGTTGCGGCTAATCCATACAGATAGGTTGCGCCGGTTTTTGGGAATTTTAAATGGAGCTCGCCGGAAAAGAAAATGCCGTTCATATCACGCGAGAGTTGCACCAAATCGGCAGTTGCGGCCAACCTCGCGAAGACCGCCTTAACGCCGGATGGTGCAACTCCCTCCTTGGTTTCCCAAACCTTGCCAAAATAAGATAAATAGTCGCGGTGCTCCCAATTAATTTTGGCCGTGTAGACGTTGCGATCGTACGTTGCGGCGCAGTCAGTGACCATTTTATCAGTAACGTCCCGACCGTCTATCGTTTGCCCGGACGTCATGATCAAAATCCAGTCGGTGATCAGGTTGTTTAGTTTGTCAGACATGGCTAGAACTCCCCTCCAAAATTAAAAAACAAACCGTTGAAACCGGCGTCAACAACATTCCCGTCAACATGCAGCGCGCAGTTTTTATACATCAGGGACCCGGATATAAACAGGGTATCAGTAAGCTCATACAGCAACGAGGCTGTCGCAGATAGACCAGCATTGTAAGCCGAGTATGTATCTGTTGTGTCTACCGAAGTCATAAAAAAAGCGGGACCAACAGCCCAGAATATCCGCACATTGGCGGCCAGATCCAGAATTGAAACAGTTTCGGCTGATAAAATATGAGACTGGATAGTATTCGATGTGTCGTCAGTATGGCGGGAGTTAGCCAGGGAGTAAGAAAACCGCCAGTTTTCAAGACCCTTTGCTTTTGTGGACAGGGCAAACGTTATATTTGCATCAGGAACAAAATCAGGTTGTCCTGGACGTGTAAACAATGAGACTCCACCATATATCTGATCAGCTAACAAATTTGTCTGATAAATGATCACTACAAAAAACGCTAAAATAAAAATCATCTTCATTATCATTACCATAAAAGGTTTACGACAGCACAAAACCATTCAACCAGAATAAACAATAAAAATAGGTTTTTTTCAAGAACTTTCGGGTTGGATTCCCAACCTTTTTTTTATTGAAAGCTATAAAAATATTAATATAGATTAATAACGATCTATTGTTTAACCATGCGGGGGAAATTGGGCAAAGAATACAATCTAATAGAAGTAACGCAAAAACGAATCGGGGCACTCGTCAACAAAGATAAAAAGAGTAAATCCGATTATGAAGAGATTGAAGCCCTCGCCAGTCTGCTTAAAACACTGGAAAAAACAGAGATTGAGAAAATCAAGGCGGACAGTGGAGGCAAACGGGGCAAACGTACAGGCAGCAAGAAGGGCAAGCGAAATGACATTACAAATGTCAAATGGGACGAGATAAAAAAGCCCGAATTTTTCGAGTATCAAATCCGGTTTATAAAATCCCGACATCGGTTCCACTTTTTACTAAAAAGCCGACAGATAGGTTTTAGTTGGGCATGTGCCTGGAAGATCATAGAGCTGATGATTGAGAGCAAGGGCAATAACTGTGTTGTTATTTCAGCTTCAAAAGCTCAGGCATTTGTAATCAGAGATTACATCGTTGTATTTTGCGCCGAAAACCTGGGAATCGAAGTTGATGCCGGGGGCGATGAAATCAAGTTCACAAAAGACGGTAAGCCCTGGTCAAAATGCAGATTTAGAGGATCAAACAGTTGGACAGGGCAGTCATACAGCGCCCACTTATTTATCGATGAATGTTTTTGGGTACCGGGATTTGATAAGGTCGAAAAAGCAGCTCGACCGATCGCCATGCACGCCAAATGGACAAGAACCTATTTTTCAGCCCCGTCGTTTAAGTCGCATCCAGCGTACAGAATGTGGATGCCCGATGATATTGAGGATTTTATACTAGATGCTGAAGGACCCGACGGTTGCTACCGGGAGATTATAGATTTAGAAACAGCCATTGCCCAAGGGTTTAATCTGCAGACAAAAGAGCAGATACAAAAAGAGTACAAGGATGATTATGCTCAACTGTGTGGCTGTGAGTTCGTTGACGACAATGACTCAGTTTTCCCTTGGACAAAAATAGAACATCTGATGAAAGATACAAGCGCCTGGGACTGGAAAGAGCTTAGGGAATCCCCATCCTGGGGCGGTTCAGATCCGTCTTTAAGAGGGGATGACGCAGCCTTCGGTTTGGTGTCTCCCCCGACGCCGTTAAGGAAAAAATATAAAGTCCTGATCACGGAAACCTGGAACAACGTCCATTTTGAGGGAGTTTCAAACGGAATCAAAGAGCTCACGGCCGATTTTAACATGACACAATTTGCCCTCGACTATAACGGGCTGGGTGAGGGATTTCTGGCAACCGTTGAAAAATGGTTCCCCCATGTTTGCGGGCTTTGGTACTCCAATCAGATAAAAAACGAAATCGTCGGCAAGGCAAAGGACATTTTTGACCGGGGATTGATTGAACTGCCGATCGATGATTATGAATTGGCTAACGCCCTGGTCAGGATAAAACGCAAGCCGACCAAGTCGGGGCACGCTCTGACTTATGAAAGCGATCGCATAAAAAAGACCGGGGATCATGCCGACAAAGGCTGGGCGATCATTAACGCCCTGTCATTTCACGAATACACCGAGGAACTTGGCACCTCAATATCATTTATAAGCTAATGCAAACCGAAACGGAAGCCACACAAGACCAATCGGCCCTGATATTCACATTTGGAGATCCGGAACCAGTAATTGAGGACGGGCTTGAGGATATTTTACAGACCTTCTGGCATATCGACGGGGAATACTACCTGCCGCCGGTGTCATTTGATTTGCTGAATAAAATATTTAACAAAAACCCGGCCCTACAATCCGCAATCCACGCACGCAAACGCTCGTTTATCTCAACCTATAAACCGAATAAATACATATCCAGAAAGGTGATGGAACGGGCGTTTATAGATTTTGATATTTTCGGCAACGCTTTCCTGCGTATACGCCTGGGCGGCTTACGAAATCTTAGACGGCTTGAGCACTTACCGACCAGGCCGACCAGGATCGGAGAGAAGAAGATTTACCAGCTCAGGGATTTTGACGATCCGCTGGAATTCGACAAAGAGGAAATCATACACATAGACGAGTATAACCCCTCATCATCAATATACGGGATGCCGGAACATGTCGCCATCATCGGGCAGGCAGCCCTGGCCACCGAAAGCGTAAAATTCAGAACAAAATATTTTGTGAACGGTGCCCACATGGGTTATTTGCTCCATATTCACGATCCTAAATTCACAAAGGAAGAACAGGGAAAAGTACAGGAACAGTTGAAAGCCAAGAAGGGCGCCGGTAATTTCAATTCCATGTTGATAGTAACCAGGACCCAGGGCAAAGACGGTGAAAACAAAGTTGAATTAAAACCGGTCGGTGAAATCACGTCAAAAGATGAATTCAGGAATATCATGGAGCTCACAACCGCCCAGGTTTTAATGACCAAACGGGTACCGTTGGCCATGATGGCCGTGATGCCAGGCAAAGCAAATTTTGGCTCACAAAAAGACGCCGTCAACAACTATGCAGTCAACGAAATAGCACAAATACAGGCGGATTTTGCTGAAATGCTTAATCCACATTTGCCGCCGGATGGGCAGGTCGAATTCTCTGATTTCAGGGATTTGATTGCATCCAAAACCGAAAGCGCCCAGGCGGTTAGCTAGTGAGCAATTTTTAATTGATCGAATGCTTTGTAATACGAGGGACCAACCGGGATGATTGAACCGTTTACCATTTTAAGTGATCGAACCCTTTTCCCTCTGAACTCGCAGATCTTGGACGGATTGACGCAATGGGAGCGATGGACACGGGTTAAAAAGGACTCATCGAAAAACATGGAAACATCTGAAATCGATAACTCGATTCTTGTTGAATTGAGCTTGCCGAAATCAACAAGAATTGCCCTTCCGTCCGCTTTGACGGAAATAACGGAATTCCGGTCATAACCCAGGGTACAGATTTTTTTAAATAGATCTGAATTAATAACAAAACGCAAATTACCAACAATAAAACGCACCTGCTCAAAAATCGCCAGGGCGTAGTTTTTTGACAGGGAGTTTTTACACCGAAACATAAACGTATAATCGTTATAATCGCCGGTTGTATAGATCAAAAAATCATTCAACTGCGTGGCGGATCTGCCACCGGCAACCCATTTTTGAAACGTGTTTTCCAGGAGTTTACGATCAGTCTGATAGTGTTTCAGAACGTCATTAAAAAAAACGGCGGGGTGGTTGATAGATTCAGTTTCAACGAGAGTGTCAAAAACAGCTTTTGCAAGCACGTCAACAGACGAATAGATCGAAAAATTACTTGCAAAATGCTTCAATTTCTTCTGTATTTCTTGACCTGCCATAGCCTCATTTAGCGCACAGTATGTCCTCAGACAGGCAGTAATTGACGTGTATAGGTGCTGACTCAGCAAATCGCCCTTTTCGATAAAATTATCAATTGCATAATCCATGATCACTTTGGACGCAGGGATGTCGCCGGGGTGCCCGGTAATCACAATAATCCGTGTCAGCACGTCGTTAAGGGAACCACGAATAAAACGAACCAGGTCAAGCCCTGCGTTTTTGGACTCCATGACGACGTCTAACAGGATGAGCTCAAATTTGCATTTTTCAAGTTTTCGCCTTGCTTCGTACGCAGAATAAGCGCTTACGAAGTTAATTTTATTTTTTTGGAAAGTATAGTTCCGAAAAATCATCTTGATCATGCGATGAAAATCGGGAATATCGTCAACAATCAAAATATTCCAATAGTTCATGTTAACAAGCCCTTGCATGTTCATGCAGAAATCGAAAAAATACGATGATTATAAACAAATGAAAACATTGAAGAAAAAAAGCGAGGCTTACATGTTCATGATTTAATAGGAAATTTATATTGAAGTAGGTATCGGCTTGTATTATACAATATCCCGGTTCCATACCCAATATAAAAATCAACCACGGAAAAATTTGAATTATTAATCAACTGATTTTAAAACCTGATCGAACACGATCAAAAAATTTGACAAGCTTTCCAGCTTTGGGCAAGAATAACTCAGACAAATCATTCGTCCGATTGTTTTTCATTTTGCTTGGTCCTTCCAAAGGGGACGCCGGGAGTAGTGACCCACGAGCAAAAAACAATATGGGCCGAATGGCTTGGGTACCTTTTTGGACTTGTGAATTCACTACTCACAGGTGCGACTTTGGCGCTTCCCTTGTCATTCGGTTCGCCCGGTGCATGGGAAGCGCAAAAACCTCGTGCTAGGAGCGAACCATGAATTGTCCATATTGCCGATCAAAACGATACGTTGTTGTCAAAACCAACCCCGACGAGGACGGCCAGTCCGGCGAGATTGTTCAGCAGTGTCTTGAATGCTATGAAATCTCGGTTTTCCATTACTCTAAGATCAGAGGCGTAAAGTCCCGAAAACAGGACGAAATAAAGGGACTGGTAATGGCATTGCGCAAAGTCCTTAATGACAACGATCCGGACGAACTTGAACGTTTCAACGATCGACTGCGAAAAGTGAGCAAGAACCCCGAGTTCTTTTCACGCAGGAGGTCAGTATGATGGTTATACAAACGGCAGATCGCAAAGAAACCCTGATCTATGACAAAAACGGTAAAAAAGTGGAAAAGAAACTTCAAGACTACGAAATCAGCAAACCAAGCCAACTGACAATATTTGAGTTTCTGGACGAAGAGAACTATTCAAATACAGTCGATATCTTTGACCTGGTACCCAAGTTTCTCAACAGAAACCCAAGAAGCAATACCGGCCGGTTGGAACCCATCAAAAAATACCCTGTCATTAAGATCAACGGGAAGGATTTACGATTCCAGGTAACAATTACTCCCGCAACAATAGAGGTTGAAAACGGTGTATTCAGAGACCTATTCCCCACGATCCGGGAGGAAGTCGTCGAGCTGGGGATTCGAAAACTTGCCTTCAGTGGCCAGGGCAAATATTTTGACAAAAAAGCAGGGGCTCTTTTTACGGTCACACAACTGCACAAACTCCTGAAAGAGCATAAGCGGGGGTATGACAAATCGGATATTATGCAAGCCATAGAAGTTTTAAAAAAAACCACGATTGATATCAAATGCCTGGATGATGACGCATTTCCCCGAATATCTGTAAACTATGTCAGTGACAGTTATACACAGACGTTGGCAGCTTACAACAAAGGTGTTAACGACTCAAAGTGTTTTGTAATTTTTAATTCCATGGTGACAGATTCTATCAACCAAAAAACACTGAGAATGTATAATTATAAGATGCTGATGCAGTACAAGAACATCATTGCCGATCATCTTCATATGAGAATCACCAGAAACATGAAATATGCCGCTTACAATGGCAAGGAAAATGTTTTCCGGATTTCGCAAAGCACGCTGGAACGGGATACAAACATGCCGATTTATGAAAATTACAGGGATAACAAACGACAGGTTATCACCGCTCTGAATAAGATGAAGGAGTGCGGATCGGTTGAAGAGTACTGGGGAGAAGATGAGAAGGAAGGGAAAAAAACCATAAACACAATGTATTACCTCAGAATATCAAAAAACTTTTGTGATGAGATAATACAAGCAAATCAAAAGATCGATAACGCAAGAACTCCGGCAGAAAAGATTGAACATAGAATTAACATACTGAAAAAACAAGGAGTACTATAAACCTGTTGAAAACCTGTTTAAAACCTGTTGAAAACCCTGTGCAAAAACTGTTGAAAACGAACATACCCCTAGTCGTGATTCTTCGCAGGAGCAAAATTTGCCTAGCAAAGGACCAAAAAATCGAACATATAAAGCCCCCACCCTAGTCGTGATTCTTCGCAGAAAGCCCCCACCCTAGTCGTGATTCTTCGCAGTAACCCCCCACCCTAGTCGTGATTCTTCGCAGAAAGACTTTTACCCTGGTCGTGATTCTTCGCAGTAACCCCACCCTAGTCGTGATTCTTCGCAGTAACCTAGTCGTGATTCTTCGCAGTAAAAACCACGAATAAGCAGTCAAAACAGCCCAATAAAGGCAATTTACAGCAGCCTAACCATATCTTTATTTTTATCCCTTTATCCCTTTAGGGAAACACACACAAACAAATGCAACAGGAATAAACCTGCCGTAAAATCCATCTGGGCAAAAAAAAATTTGCCGCTTAGAGCGGCCTGGACAAAATGCCTTTGCTGGCCACCTATCCCTCTCACTCAACCCACGGGCAGTAGGAATCAATAGTGCTCGTTGCACTCGCCTAAATACAATATTCTTTATGGAGTCAGCTAAACGCTGACAATTATACAACTGAAATGTCGTGTTCGCTACGCTCACCATTTAAACAATTAACAAAGGGCAGCAGGGAAGAAGAAAGTTCAAGAACTGTTCCGATCTCTTTAATACCACCTAATAAAATGGACTCCCCCGCCACCGCACGGGTTTTGAACCTTTTTGTTAAAAATTCCGGTTGTAATATCGGGCAGAATTGAGGAATCTTTGCTTTAAGTAATTAGTGAAGGTTGAACTAATGCGGGAATTACCAAAAAATTCGAAAAACTATAAAAGTTGGTTTTATATAAAATTGCAGATAATAGAATAATTACAATGAATATAAAAACAGGCTTATAAGCTATCAATGTTGAGCTTAAGGTTTATTGATTCCCGTTTTTACCAAAGCGATCAGACATAAGTTAAATATTGGAAATTACCGCAAAAAACAAAAATAACACGCAAACAACTAATATTATAAAATGACAGGGAAGAGAGAAGAAGCAATAAGTATGATCAAAAGTGAAAGTTTTACGATTGCTGATATATCAAAAAAAACCGGTGTTCCGAAATCAACTCTCAGGTATTGGAGTGATAAACTATCCGCAAAAATACCAACCGCCAGGTCAACAAAAAAAGAAAAAGCGGAACAGATGATTATAAATGGCTATTCAAACACCGAAATAATCAAAAATTTAAAGGTTCCGGCGTCAACACTATACGATTGGATAAAAAAAGAATCCTGGGGCGTTATTGAGCCCTTGGGAAAGGCAAAAAAACGATTTTGCTTGTTAGTGAGTCGGGAAGATAAAACAAGAAAGGAAATAAAAGAATTGGAAACTCTTGCAAACGTAATAGAAACGCTGACACGTGCGGAGGCTTTAAAAACTACATAATTTTAGAAGCCCTGAGATCATCATTCCAGTCGTTTGATTTGGGCTTGAGAATGATCGGAGATCTGTTATCATTCAGACCCACCAGAATATTTTTAATAGCATCCGTGTATTTGATCCCTTCATTATCATTATTGAAAGCGGTAATAATGTTATGTCGCGGGAAGCTCTTGATTGCCATACTAATCATATTTTCAGATTCTGGACCCCAACCGCCTGCCGTGGCCAGGCACCAGGCATGATCAAAAAATTCAGGAAAGAGAGCATAAAACGAAAGCGCTTCGATCCCGGCTTCAGTTAGAATCAAAGTATCATCCAACTCAAACCGATTTGAAAACCAGACGGACTTGGTTGAGTTTTCCGGGAATCCTGTAAACCTGTGATTTTTGATTTCCCAGCCGACCACGCACTTTTTTAGAAAATG